ATCCAGAAGCGTAAGGTGCCCGCCACTGCTGGTGCGGTTTCCGAATCGAACCTGCAAGTGGTCTACGGTACCACCGACGCCGACGGCATGCCGCTGTTGTCGAAGGTGGGGATGTCTGCGAACGTTCGCTATCCTGCGAACGGACAGGACACCGACATTGACGCGGCGCTGGTGGTCTTCCGAGACCTTGTGGCCAGCGACGAGTTTACGGCTATGGTTCATAGCCAGAACTACGTCAAGTGAAGGTGTTGACAGGCCTCATACTGAGTTCCTGTCTCGGGCTTGGTGCAGCTGTCTGGCACAAATGGGGTGACCCATCTGATCAGCAGTCCTGCATCACAGCCTATCTTTCCTGTATGATTATGAGGGAAACCAAAGATGGCTCACTCACTTGGCTCACGTCAGAACGACGCGAAGATGGATCCGTTCATCTTAGCCAGGAAAATCGCAGACACTCTGCTCCCTGAGGCCGGAATACTCGACCGTAAGAAGCGAGTTTTTGGTCTTTTACGCCAGCGCAATGTACCGCTGCTGGCTGAGCTTGGCCGAATTTCGGACTCTGAGTATCACGAGCCCGATGTACAGATCGTCCTGGCCTTGCGCCAGATCTCTTGCTTGTTCAAAAAGAACGAGGAGTTTCAAGACGATCAACGATGCGCCCGAACCGCCGAGGAAAACTTCTTCCGCGGGGAAAAGCGTTGTCGAATCACCAATAGACGCCTTGACCACCACTGGATGCACCCCGAGAGAACTCCCGGGGAGTTGAAAGTGTGGCTAGACCGTATGGAGCGAGACATCTCGACTCTTCTTGGTGATGTACAGGATTTTATCGGGAACATTCCCGAGATGATCCGTTTGACCAATGGAGCAACCGAGGACCGGGGGCGGAAACGCAGCCTACCCTTCCTGAAAGTTTCAGGGAGACTAAGGGCACCGCGTGCCGCCCGTCCGTGGTTGGAAAGCCTGCTCCGCTATTTTGGAGTAGACTCAACTTCATGCCGTTTTGAGGACGTGGAAACAAACACCATCGTCCTTGTACCGAAGAACTGGAAGACTCATCGCACTATTGCGAAGGAGCCGACCCACTCTCTGCCGTTTCAACTCGCGTTGGACGGTTTCCTCAAAAAGAGGTTAAAGAAGTGGAGAATCGACTTATCGAGCCAGTCGGCTAACCAGGAAAGAGCGCGGTTGGGATCCTTGGATGGGTCCTTCGCCACAATCGACCTGGAAATGGCTTCAGATACGCTAAGCTACAACGCTGTCGCGTGGATGTTGCCGTTGGAGTGGTTTAACGTCTTCGAGACGTTCCGCTCAAAGCTGTTTAGAGCACCTTGGGGATCCGGAGAATACGCAAAGTACTCTTCCATGGGTAATGGATATACCTTCTCCCTGGAAACTCTGATCTTCGCCGCAGCTTGTCGTGCCGTCGGATCTCGACAGTACGCCGTATATGGAGACGATATCGCTATCGAAACCAAGTACGCACCTTCCGTGGTGGAGTTGCTTCGCTTCCTTGGCTTCAAGACCAATGAGGAGAAATCCTTCCTATCCTCCGACTCACGATTTCGCGAGTCATGTGGATGCGACTACTACAAGGGAGTCCTTGTGACCCCGTTTTATATGCGCGAGTGTCCGAATTTCTCGGATTCTGCCGCTGTGTCGCACGTCTTGAATGGTGTCATAGGGTGCACTGGGCCCGGTCCCGTCTGGGATTATGCCCGTGATTTAGTGTACCTACATCACCTCCGACTCGTTCCATGGAACGAGGATTCACGCTCGGGCGTCTTCATTGACGTTCATACGGCGTGGGGAGCAGGGAAGTTAAGGACCGATCGCAGTCCGAGGAGAAAGGGGAAAGACAACCCAAACTATGGGTTCCCTGTCTTCGACGGCTACGTTCAACGGCGGGTCACACGACCCACAAGAGGTTGGCGTTCGCTATTTCTATGGCACCTCCAAGCGAGTTGTCAGGACGTAGAGGACGTATCTTTCACCAGTGGTGGACGAGGCCAAATCCTTCTGGCCAGTAACAATCGTCTCCATTCAAGTGAAGCTGATGCTGATCTCAAGAGAGTGACGTCGTCAGTAACCATCCGTACTACCTATGCCCACGGGCTTAGGCGGTATTTTCCGGTCAAAACAATGACACCTTTCCATCTTTACGAGTTTACTCGTGAGATCGAGGGGGATGCCCGGTTCTCCTGGTAGCTTGCTACCAAAGAAATCGGGCTCCTGGGCCGAGTAGGCCCATCGTCATCGCCCTTATTTAAGGACAATAACCCCCG